ATCCTACATAGTGTTCTAACCAAGATGGGAATAGAACTAGTTTTCCTGTCTCTGCGGGTACATTAAAAAACTCAATATCATAGTCTGTACTACCTCCTATAGTAGGTTCGTGCATCTTATGCGCCATGAGTGGATTAGCAAAAGTGATAGGCGCCGCATCTTTATCAGCGTAAATATAAAATGCTCCACTGATAACCGAGAGTCTATGATTATGTTGCATTACAGTAGAACCTCGCTTTTGAATATTGAACCAACTTCTACCTAACTTCATATTACTCATGTCAATACCGACTTGTTTTGTGAATGCTTTCACTTCTGATGTGATTACCGATTTCAACAAACTAAAATCCGAATGCTCTAGAATATTCATTTCTTTAGTATAGGTACTTGTCGCTTCACCATGTAGTAGTCCATGGTCTCCACTCTCTATCTGCAGACAGGTTTCTAACATTTTACTGGTATCAATGCGAGTGTCTTTTATTGCAATCGCCGATGGAAATAAACTCAATACTTCAATCATACTAAGTCCTCCGCAAGTGGAAATATACCTGCAATCACTTCTGCACATGCTTTCGCAATTTCAATATGCTCTAACTGTGTTCCATTAGCGGCGCGAAGTTCAATGTAATGCATCCAAGAACGAAGTGTACCATTCATGTACAAACGTGACATAGTATTACCTTCTGGTAAGACTGCTCTTGCTTGCTCTTTAGCAATACCGTTTTCGATTGCCCATTGATAAGCACTATTTGCTTCATCAATAACACCTCTTTGTCTTGCCGCCCATGCTTCTTGTAGAATTTCATCCTCTGTGGCGATGCTGTTTTGTCTATTTTTTTCATCTTGCAATCTCGCTTCTCTAATTACAAACTCTAAATCTTCTGTTGGATTAGCATACCGTTGACTAAACTCTTGAAAACTGAATGAACGGTGTCTGAGAATTTGTCTTGCGATATCTCTTGTAGTCTCAATTTCTAAACAAGCAGACACCATCTCAAAAGGTGACCAATGACTATGCTTTGCTAGATATGATAGAAGTTTTTTAGATGTTGCGGAGTTCATCTGTCCGCTAGGGTTTGATACTCTCGCGCAATAAGCGATTAAGTCTTGTACATCATCTAAACCTTCAATGTCACCGAGTGGTGGTTGCGAATATGAAATCAACTTTACTTTCATTATATGCTCCATTATGTTACTTGTGCGTTTTTGTCACATGTGTTATTCTAAAAAAACATCAATACTGTTGACCTTTTTTCTAGTCTCTTGTATAAATAGATTTGTGCAGTGCAACACTGTACAACATCATCACACTATACACTAGTATATATGACTTGTGCCAAGGGGTCAAGTCAAAAGTGGTGCGGGCGTTTAAGGATAATAGCATGAAGAACTTGTTCAAAAAATTATTCAATACATTAGTAGGATCAAACCCAAACTCGGACATTATTCGTTTTATTAGAACTGAATTTTCTGATGATACGAAACATCTACAAGACGATGATGCGCTTGCGTACTATAACAATTATATAAAATACAGGAGATAGAAATAAATGTCGATTGGCATAGCATTACACAACAGTTATGAATACACATGCAAAGCATGTGAGGTGATTAGAACTGCATTTATTGCGGGTTTAGTATTTGTAATCACAATTAGTGAGACTGCAGGACGTGCAAGAGCGGCACATGCATTATCACAAATGGGTTATTATGAAGAGGCAAAAAGAATAATGTTGGATGACAACTAAGTAGAAGGAGAATTATCTCCTTCTTTTCTTTTCTAACTCGTTAGCAATCCATTGTTTAGCAATATAGTTTTTGACTGGTGTTTTAACTAGTCCACGAACTCTCTTAAACACCATTTGAAGCACATCATCATTTGGACCATTGTTATCTAGAATGATGAAGTTCTTACCACCAAAGAAACGCTGAAATGCACCGATGTTTTGTTGTACACCATTCCACATCTTTGTAACTTCTTCTCTAGGTAGTGTTCTTTTTCTTTCTTGATTTCTCTGTTGTGCAACTTCTTCTGAAGTGTTTACAAAAATCATGTAAGTGTCGTAACCAAGTTGCTTTAGTGCCGCCGCTTGTCTTTGAATTTTTTCAAAGTCTTTACCGGTACCATCAATGACAACACCAAGACGACCCATCAAGAAATTACTCTGCATTCGCTTGGTAGTTGCTTTTGCTCTACCACGAATTTCTTGACCTTTATCTGAGTAGATATCTTCTGGTGTAGTATCTAGACCAGCATCTTTGAGCATCTTTTCATAAACGTCATCAGAATTTACAACTTTCAGTCCCATACCTGAAGTCGTCTTTTTCTGAACATAAGACTTACCTGAACCAGGACCTCCTGCTAGAAAGAATGCTTTGAAGATGCCTGGATCATAAACGCCTTCATTCAGTTCTTTAATTTGCTCAACGATGATATCATCTTTAAGTTCCGAATATTTCTTAGACATGCTTATTCTCCGATTATAAATAACTATGAAAGTATTTATAAAACCAACTATCGTATAAATACTCATATAATTATAGTAGAGGAACAAAATGTCAGATTACGATAAAACTCAACGTAAGTTGAATCCTGATGGAACTATTACTTTTATTAAAGGCGGTAGTAGATTTACAAATAATGGTAGGGACAATATTGTCAGCAAAGTGGGTGTTCTGTCTAATGCTGATATTGCTACTGCTAGAATGCCAAATACTCCTCCTGAAATTTCTAGAAAAAATTATAAGCAGATGATAGAACAGGGTCTAATACCATCTAAAGAAGAACTTGCGAAACAAGGACTTAAATTTACCTATGAAGATGATGTAGATGATAGTGTAACACATGTTTACTATGGTAATAAAAAGTATCCTAAAAATTCACAACTTTTTCCTGGTGACCTTGTTGAAGGAAACTTTCCTGGAAACGAGAGAAAACACAAAAAGTTAGCAAAAGTGATACATGTTAGAAATTTCATGGATTGGACTATTTCAGTAAAGTGGATGGATGGTGACTATTTCGGTATTAAAGAAGTCTTGAATGTAGACCAATATAGAGTTGTTAAAAGATTAGATGGTACTTTACCTGCTGATATGAAGCGAGTACGCACAAATATTCTTAAAGAAGATGACGATAATATAGATAATATTTAAATAGGAATTTTATTATGCAAATAGATTATGTGTTTCCACATCCAATTGCAAGATTGGATATAAGTGATGAGGTGAATAATGATAGTATTGTTAAGTCTGTCATTGAATTATCAGAAACTATAGATGAGAATAGCGCATCCAATTTCTGGGATTGCAAACTTATAACTTCATTTGAAAATGAAGAAATCAATCTTGAATTTGCGAGAGACAACATTTCTTTTATTGAAGTTGTTGAGAAGCATGTAAATCAATATATGGTAGAAGTTGGTTGGTACAAACCACACCTACCGAATAAAATTACTCAAATGTGGTTCAACAGATATATTGAAGGTCATCATTTTCAAGAAGCACACAATCATGGCAATCATGAAGTGTGTGCTATCTATTATGCTACTAATGATTTGACACCTACTCTATTCTTAAATCCTAATCATCATACTTTTCATAATCATTATGATGCTTGTGATGTAACTGAAGTCACTAGAAGAGCATATGAAGCATATTCCCAGACGGGCACACTTGTAATCTTTCCTGGTTACATGCTACACACAGTACCTTATATAAGAAAAAAAATGACAGAGTTTGATTTAGAAAAAGATAGAATGACTATTGCCATGAATTTCGGTAAATATGAGGAATCTGTCTTGACAAAGATAGATAAGTAGAGTATATTGATTGCATGACTTATAAAAACTATAAACACACAAGAAAAGAAAGACCCCCTAAAGATGAGGGATTAACTGTTACTGTTAGAGATGGTAATCTAGAGAAAGCAATGCGTATCTTTAAGAAGAAAGTGCAGAAAGCAGGAGTACTCAAAGAACTGAAGATGCGTAAGCAATTTGAAAAACCATCCGAAAAGAAACAGCGTAAGAAAAAAGAAGCAGTAAGACGCTGGCGCAAGTTGCAAAAGAAACTTGAAGAACAATAAATACTTGACATAATGAATACTGTATGATACAAAGAGGTGACAATGAATATATTCTATTTACATAATGACCCTAAAACGTGCGCTGAGTGGCATGTAGACAAACATGTGAGCAAGATGCTTGTTGAGTATGCACAACTGATGTCGACCGCCCACAGGGTCTTAGACGGCGATGAATACATAGGTAAATCGCAGACTGGTCGTAGAGTAAAACGCTGGAGACTATCCGACAATTATGAGAACATTATATACAAAGCATGTCATGTCAATCATCCTTCGGGTGTTTGGACTCGTCAGTCTCGTTCTCATTATGAGTGGTTGTACTCACTCTGGACTGAACTTCATAAAGAATTCGTATATCGTTACGGACACTCCCACAAAAGTTACGATTTACTCAATGAAATTCTAGCAACACCCCCTAGTAACATCGAAGACAAATCTTTTGTCGAACCTCCGCAAGCAATGAAACAATTTCCGCAATGCATGGTAGAAGGTGATAGTATTTCTGCTTATCGTAATTTCTATCGCGTGGCAAAAAAGACTTTTGCTGTGTGGTCTAAACGTAATGTACCTGACTGGTACAATCTTACAAATCTAAATAGTGATACAGAATATGCCAACATATAATTTTATAAACCAAGCAACTGGAGAAGTTGAAGAACATTTCATGTCAATTTCAGAATTGGATGATTTCAAAAAAACGAACCCGCATCTCGATAGCATTGTATCTGCACCTGCTATTGTGGGTGGAGTTTCTATTCGCAATAAAGAATCCGATGGTATGCGAGAAGTATTTTCTAGAATTGCAGAAAAGAATCCAGGTTCGAACTTAGATAGTTATCGTTCTAAAACGAATGCTGAAGTTAAAACAAAAAGTATTTTGGAAAAGCATAGGAATAAAAAGTGAGAGAAGTCATTCAAGACTTTGCTCAATGGTTAGCAAAGAAAAGTTACACTCCACCAAAGATGCAATACTATTCGCATGTTGAAGGTATGGAAAAGTGGGCGGCACCTAAACCAATGTCTCGCTGGATTCCAGAGTGGTATAAAAAATTACCTAAACAAAATGTAGAAAATACTAAACCTTTAGCGGAACAATTACAAAGGCACGCCCCTATAGGTATTCATCCTGATTTTGGAACTGATGGACAGACTATCAAAACATGTCCTGGTATGCAAGATATCATGACAACTGGATACATGGTCCCTTTCTGGTCTAATGCTATTATTACTACAACATTAGACGGAACACAAGTACTTACCCATACTGCAACTGATGGAAGTGAAACAATAGGTGCCGACTGGGAAACTAGAAGTAGTGACTTTACTAAACTTGAAATGTTGAATCCAGACAGTGATACCGTGCATCAATACTTACAAGGTATAGGATATACTACAGAAGAAATTGGAGACTGGAGAGCATTTCAAAAAAGACCTGAAACCACAGTTAATTTTAAAATACATCCTGATGCTCAATACACTACTATGGTAGAACAACTACCTGAAGAGTGGTGCACCACTTTACTTAAATTAGAAACACCTTGGAGAATATGTACTCCTCCTGGTTGGAGTGTTTTATACACTGATCCAACATATCATTTTAATGATTGTCTGCAAGTAATGCCAGGTATATTAAATACAGATTACTGGCACGAAAGTAATATGTTTTTCTTTATTAAGAGAAAAGGTATTCAATTTTCTATGAATTTTGGTGACCCATTGATTTGTCATATACCAATCAAAAGAGAAATGTTACCATTAGAAGTTCGAAAGTCTACAGAAGAAGAGCGTGAAAGAGACCGTCAGATGTTTTACTTTATGAATGCTCACTGGAGTGGAGCGAAAGCATATAGAAAATTCAAAGAAGTATTTGGGTATAAACAAAAAGGAGTGTGTCCATATAATAAAGATGATTGATGATGTTATTTGATGCTTCAATACAATGCATGACATGTAGAGGAGAAATTAATGTCAAAACAAAAGTCCTTAGCGGTAAGAGCAAAATGCTTAACTAAATCATCACTAAAGAAAATAAATCCGATTACAGATAATCAACTCAGAACATTTGAGGCGTTTAACGAAGATAAACATTTGATGATGCATGGATGTGCTGGAACAGGTAAAACATTTATTATGCTTTATCTTGCAATGAGAGCAGTTTTATCTAGACAAGTTGACCAACAGAAAGTTTATATTGTTAGGTCAATGTTACCAACAAGAGACATAGGTTTCTTGCCAGGTTCACAAGAAGAAAAAACAAGTGTATATACTGAACCTTACTATTCTCTCTTTGATGAAATGTTTCCAGATGTAGAGAATCCATACGAACTCGCTAAGTATCAAGACATTGTAGAATTTGTGCCGACCTCATATATAAGAGGTGTAACATTACGAGATGCTTTCATTATTGTAGATGAATGTCAAAATCTAAACTTTCATGAGTTAGACACAATCATTACAAGAGTGGGAGATAATAGTCGTATCTTTTTCTGTGGGGACTTCATGCAAACTGACTTGAAGAACAATGCAGAACAACGAGGTCTTATTCAGTTTATGGATATAATCAAAAATATGAAATCTTTTGAAACAATTGACTTTACTGAAGAAGATATTGTAAGAAGCGGTCTTGTGAAAGAATATATAATAAGCAAGAACCAAAAACAATATGAAGGTATATTTGAAAGCGTAGATAAGAAGATGCGACAAGTTGCCTGAAAGGAGAAGTAAAATGAGAAAATGGATTAACGCAAGAATTGGCGAAAGAACTAGTTGGGATGGAGCAGTGCTTATTGGCGCTGGCGTAGCATTTTTAATTTTTGCACCAATCGCTGATATCGTAGCATATGGTGCGATTGCATACGGTGCTTGGACAATATTCAAAGGAGAATAAAGATGGCAAAAGAGAATTGGGGAAACTGCATTTCTAAAGTTCTCATTCATGAGGGTGGTTATGTAAATCATCCAAAAGACCCTGGTGGTATCACGAATATGGGTGTCACCAAGAGAGTTTATGAAGAGTGGGTTGGTCACGAAGTATCTGAACAAGATATGAAAGACTTAACAGAAGATGATGTAAGACCAATCTATAAGAAAAACTATTGGGATAGAATTAAGGGAGACAAACTTCCTGATGGTCTAGACTTGTGTGTTTTTGACTTTGGAGTAAATGCAGGTACAGGTCGTGCCGCAAAATATTTGCAGAAGATGATTGGTACTACTGCAGACGGTGGGATAGGACCCAATACTCTGAAAGCACTGAAATCATATGTGAAAGAAAATGGTCTAGTAGAAACTATCAAGAAGTATCAATCAAATCGTCAAGACTACTATGAAAGTCTGAGTACATTTGATACTTTCGGTAGAGGTTGGACAAATCGTAATAACGATACAACTGAATACGCAATAGAACTCGCCGAGAGTGATGATGATGAAAATACTAGAGAAGCAGATAGAAATTCTATAAAGACTTGACAATTACATTATAGTGTGTTATATTCACACTAGAGGATGAAAAAGTGAAATATACACACATTGAAGAAATTGATTATAATAGTAGTCTACCAGAATTAACAACTGAGCAAAACGACAACCTAAGACTGTACGTTACACCAGATGGTCAAAAATATCCATCAGTTACTACAGTCTTAGGTTGGCACACTCGTAAAGGTATTATGGAGTGGCGCAAGCGAGTAGGTGATGAAGCGGCGAACAAGATATCTCGCCAAGCATCATCAAGAGGTACAAGATTTCATTATCAGTGCGAAGACTATCTCAACAATAAAGAACCTAAGATTGAGGGTCCTGGTGAGATGTCTATGTTCAGTAGTATTAAACCTTTCTTACATCGTATAGACAATATACACTTTCAAGAAAAAACTATGTACTCAAAGTTTCTACAAACTGCAGGTCGTGTGGATTGCGTTGCTGAGTTTGATAATCGTTTGTCTATTATCGATTTCAAGACATCAAGTAAACCTAAAAAAGAAGAGTACATCAGCAATTACTTCATGCAAGGTGCGGCGTATGCAGTTATGTTCGAAGAGAGAACTGCAAAACCTATTGACCAGATTTGTATCTTGATTGCAGTTGAGGGTGATGAAGCACAACTATTCAAAGTTAAGAGAGATGATTACATAGAACAATATCGAAGTGTCAGAGATGCATGGCGAGATGCTCATGGATATTGACAACATTCAACTCTTTTCCTCAAACTTATATAAATACTTTTTACCGACATCACTTGTTGATGATTGTAAAGAAGAATTAGTAGAGTATGCTAAAAATAATAAAAGTGGAATTCAACAATACTTTACCACTTACAATACTTTTTTAGAAACTGTTGATAGTATAGGTCCTTCTTGTAAATTAATTAGTGACAGTGTTGTTAGAGTTGCAACAATATTGTCAGAACGCCGAGTAAGAGTGGAGAATAGTTTCTTTAACTATGTACCTAAAGGTAATGTTCACTCAAAGCACAATCATGGCGGTAAAGAAATGATATGTGCTATTGTTTACTTTGATACTATTGGTCAAACAAATTTTTATGATCCTAGACCTCAAGTATTCAATTGGCAACCTCATGTCGAAGTTGCTGAAAAAGGCAAAGTAGTTTTCTTTCCTGGTTGGTTAGAACATGATATGCCTGCTCATTATGAAGATGAGTTTAGAATTACAATGCCTTTTAATATGCTCATACAGTGAGCAAAGGAAAGTAAAATGAAAAATGTAGTATATGTAATAGTGCTAATTTGGTCTATATCATTTTTAGCAGGTTTTGCTAGTGCAGAACCAAAAGACTTACCTGAAGTAGAACCAGAACCTAGTGTATTTCAATCTAGCAAAACTGTTACTTGTACTTCCGATGAATATGATGTGGTTAAGAAAAATTTTCAACAGTCTCATGGTGAAATTGGTATAATGAGATACGTCAGTGATATTCAAACTGGAATTGAAATAATTGGTAATGTCGATACTGGAACTATTACTATTTTAGAATTCATACCTCCGAATAAAATTACTTGCTTCATCTCTATGGGTAAAGGTTTAGAAATTAATAGTTTACTTTTTAAAAAAGCAGAAACCGGTATACGAACTTCCTATTAAGTGATAGTAACAAAAAATATTGCTTGAGAAATAAATATTTGATATGGCAGAAAGGAGACTAGTATGCCACCTCGTAATCATAAGCAGTGGTCATCAGCACCACGAATAGAAGCAATTAGTAGTAGAGCATATAATAACTACGAAGTATACAAACAAGAACAAGAACTAATATTCAGTAAAGTCTGGGTACCGATGTGTCACATCTCTGAGATGTATGAGACAGGTGAGTTTCGCACTACGCAAATAGCAGGTGTGAATGTAATTGCAGTGAATGACCATGATGGTGTTAGAGCATTCAGAGACCATTCTATTGAGCAAGTCTCTGGTTGTTTATCTTGTCCTTACGAAGGTAATGAGATATATTGTGAAGTCAAGCATGGGGGTATGGTTTGGGTAACACTTAACCCTAACCCCACACAGTCAGTAGAAGAATGGACTGCAGGTGCATTTGATTGTATTGCAGACGCAATTGACACAGAAGAAATGGAAGTCTTTCACTATCACAAAGCAGTGATAGATACAAACTACAAACTGTGGCATGACACAAACAGTGAATTCTATCACGACTTCATGCATTACTTTAATAGAGTGTCAGGATTCAATGATGAATATTTCGCTAGAAAAAATATTCCTTTTGATAACGGTCATGTTAATGTTAGTAGTTTTACTGTTAATTACGAAGAGTATGACGGATTTGAAGATAGAGGGAATTTATCTTTTCCCAATCTGCCGCCCAACCAGTGGTACATGGTCGACCTCTTTCCAGGATTCAACTTTAACCTCCGTGGGAGTGCATATCGTTCAGACACAGTAACACCACTTGGTCCGAATAAAGTATTGATTGAGTTTCGTGGATATGGATTAAGAAAAGATACATCAGAAGAAAGACAAACTCGTATCAAGCATCACAATAGTATATGGGGACCTTTCGGTAGAAACTTGCACGAAGACCTTATTGGTGTAGCAGGTCAAGGCACAACAATGCGTGAAGGTACAGAAACAAGAAACATTCTACATGGAAGACATGAGAATGGAACTATACATGATGAAGTAGGTATGAGACACTACTATACTGAATGGGGTAAATATCTAGATATCGACCCATATGTTCTTGACAAAGTTGCTTGAATGTAGTATAAATAGAATTGAATTTGATGACACATGTTGGAGGATTGTAGGACGTGGGGGCAGTACCCACCGCCTCCACCAAAAGCACACTGGATGGTGTTTGTATCAAGACCGTCAGTGGAACAATACAATCCCAGTGTGCTTTTGATGGGGGCGAAATAGGTTCGACTGCATTAAGAAGGCATGAAGAGAATTCAAAAACATAAATGCAAACGATAACATTGCATATGAAGATGTTCGCCTAGCGGCATAATCTTCTGGGTGTTGTGGGGACGCCTGGAAACAGAAGAAGCAATTGCTTCACCCTACATTACACACATACACACAAGGAGAAATAGTATGAGTAATCCATTCGACTTACGCTTTAGTATGATACAAAGCGCCAGAGAGTTGCTCACAGAGCAATATCACACTGATATCAATAATGTTAAAGAGAAATACTATGCAGACAAAGAAGCAGGACTAGATGTTCAGTTTCCAGAAATGCCGCCATTTCCGACATTCGAAGATATCAGCAAACTAGCAAATGAGATGAATTCTTTCGTTTCACAACGCTAATGGTAAAAGTGTAAAGTCAAGGGAGAAATCCCTTGACTTCTTTATTATAATAATGTATATTAGTCTAATGATTAAATATCTCGCACCTTTTTTATTACTTGCATCTAGCGCATTAGCAGATGATGTAAAACTACCAAGCACTAATTCAAAAGTATGTCTTGCTAATAACATATATCATGAAGCAAAGTCACAATCTACTGCAGGTCAAATAGCAGTTGGTCTTGTAGTTATCAATCGTGTTCGTGATAGTAGATTTCCTGATACGATTTGTGAAGTTGTATACCAAGCAGAATATTCAACTTGGTGGAAAGAAGAAAAAGGTAAAGATATACCTAGAAGGCACAGATGTCAGTTCTCCTGGTTCTGTGACGGTAAACCAGAAATCATACATGACACAGAAGCATATGAAAGAATTTTGAGACTTGTTAATAGAATATTAACAAACAGATACGCTGGCATGATTGAAGGTGCTACACACTATCATGCAGATTATGTCAATCCAGATTGGAACAAAGAAAAAACAAGAATTGGACAAATCGATGACCATATTTTTTATAGGTGGGACTAATGAATCCTGAACCAATGACACCAAAAAGATTTAGTAAAATTATTGAAGATATTGTACTAGATAAAGCAATCACGCATATGGATGCTATTCTTCTATATTGTGATGAGCATGAACTTGAACCAGAAGATGTGAAGAAGTTTGTGAGTAAAACACTTAAAGATAAAGTCACTGTCAATGCACAAGACTTACATTATTTACCTAAGACTACTGCGGAGTTGCCGGTATGATTTTAAAATATTGTTATTCAACTACAAAACCTGTTTTTACTTTACCTGAAGTTGATAAAATTATTCAGATGGGCGAAGTGAATTTAGAAGATGCTAAGATAGATGGAACTGAAGCGGCAATACAGGGACACAGAAATAGTTCTATATCTTGGTTCAAAAGAAATTCTGATACTGAATTCATTTATAAACCTTTACTTAAAATGATATATCTGGAGAATGTAAATAATAATTGGAACTTTGATTATGATGCAATCGAAGATTTACAATTTACAACTTATGGTCCTGAACAACATTACAATTGGCACGCCGACCAGAGAAGTGTGCCGTATACTGATACTGACAAGTATCTACAAGGTAAGATTAGAAAGATTAGTTTCTCTGTGCTACTTAATCATGATTATGAGGGTGGTGAGTTTGAATTTGAATTAGGACTACCACATGAAGAGAATAGAACTGAATTGTGTCAAGTAAAGACAGGAGAAGCAATTGTTTTTCCATCATTTACTTATCATAGGGTTCGACCCGTCACAAAAGGTAAGAGATATAGTTTAGTAGGATGGATATGCGGCAAACCTTACAGATGAATGAATTCGATGCTTTCAATGTGTATCTTGCTTTTAAGTTACACTTCACAACAGATAGATATGATATAACAAAGACTAGAGGCGCAGTCAAGACAAAAGATGAAACTTTTTATAAAAGGTCTGACCAGTTTAATTTTAAGAAACTTGCAGAAGAGTTTAGTGAAGATGAACTACCTAAGTTTTTAATTGCTAATCATGTTGATGGTAATCGATGGGGTGGTGCTTTCATTTATGAAGAAGCATTACAAGTATATAATAAATGGAAAGGTCGCTTACAGAGTTTAACTAAAAACTTGCATGATGACCTTGATGAGATTTGTTCAGAACTTGATGAAGAGAATATCAATAAGTTCGACAAATGCTTTGTAGTTAAAGATGAGCAACATCCTCTTCTACTACAAATGTATAGTCGTGGAGATGTAACAATCGAAACGATGTTGATACTAGATGCTATTAACAACTATTTGACATATTGGGATAAGACGCTCGGTGATGATTTCTTCTGGAAAGAAGAACGGCGAAAGTTAATTAAATACCGACCTTTTCTTGATTTTGATGTTGACAAATACAAGGCAATAGTGTATAGTAAGCAACAGAAATATGATGAAAGTCGTATAAATAGTAGCATATGATGAATATGTGGATAAGATAAACTTATACAACGCAATATAACGTACATACGAGGTAATACAAATGACAAATTTTGCACAACTAAAAAAGTCTAACGACAACCTATCCCGCCTACTTTCAGAAGTAGATAAAGTAAACAAACCCCAACAGTCAAACAACAGCAATCAAGATGAACGCTTCTGGCGTCCAGAACTTGATAAGTCTGGTAATGGTTATGCTGTAATTCGTTTTCTTCCTCAAAGTGAAGGTGAAGAACTTCCTTGGGTTCGTGTTTTCAATCACGGGTTTCAAGGTCCTACTGGTAAGTGGTATATTGAAAACTCACTCACTACCCTCAATCAGAAAGACCCTGTAGCAGAGTATAACTCTATTCTGTGGAACTCTGGCACTGAAGCAAACAAAGATATTGCACGAAAGCAGAAGCGTAGACTTTCGTATATCGCTAATGTCTTAGTAGTCTCTGACCCAAAGCATCCTGAGAATGAAGGTCAAGTCAAACTGTTTAAGTTTGGTAAAAAAATCTTTGATAAGATTATGGATCACATGAAACCACAGTTCGAAGATGAAACACCTGTCAACCCATTTGATCCTTGGGCAGGTTGTAACTTCAAACTCAAAATTCGTAAAGTAGAAGGTTTTACTAACTACGATAAATCTGAGTTTGATAGTGCGTCACCTTTGTTTGAAGGTAATGATGAGAAGATTGAAAGTCTATGGAAGTCTCAATACAAACTGCAAGAGTTTGTTGCGCCTTCTAACTTTAAATCTTATGACGAATTGAAAGCAAAACTAGATTTGGTACTGAACTTGAATTCAGCACCAGAGACTTTTGCACCAAGTGCGCCAGCACCTGTTGCAGAAGAAAGCGCACCTTGGGTGGCAGAAGAGAAATCTACACCACAAGTTGCAACAACTTCTAATGTTGATGATGATGAAGATGATGAAGCAATGTCATACTTCAGCAAGTTAGCATCTGAAGATTAAACACATAGGAGAACTGGAAGTTATTCCTTTATGATGTATGCGCCTTATACTAGTTTGGTCTACATGCGCTTGCTGTAGGTACTTCATAAAAAATTAACAGTGAAAGTAAGGGTTATCAGCAATGGTAACCCTTTTTCTTTTATAAATATTATTGAGAGAGTGACACATATCATTAAATAGCAACAATTGATTTATATTCTTCTTTTTTAGCAAATGAGGAATCAATATGCTTGCAGAATTAGCAATTGCCACAGCGGCATTTAAAACCGTCAAAGAATTTGTCCAAGAAGGTAGAGAACTTCATCAGATGGGTGAGGGACTTCTAAATTATTTTGACGCCAAAAGTAAATTACAGATTGAAGTAAATAAGAGTTCAAAGTCTGATAAGTCGGACCTTGAAGAATTTATGGCACTTGAACAAATTAAGGCACAAGAAGATGAGTTGCGCGAACTTATGATTTATACGGGACGCGCTGGTATGTGGCAAGATTGGATCAAGTTTCAAGCAGAAGCGGCACGAAGAAGAGAAGAACAAAAGAAAGAAGCATTGCGAATAAAAGCACAGCGAGAACAAAAAATGTATGAATATTTTGAAATGGCAATCGCGGGAGTGCTAATCATAGGTTCTATCGTTGGCCTAGGGTTTGCATATTATTATATTAAAATGTACAGTTAATGGTCATAGATATGTACACCGTCTTGAATTTTGACAGGTTTACAGTAAGCAGTAACCCTATCTTTAGGGTCCACATAAGCACCGTATGAGTAATTACCAAACTGTTGTGGGATTCTTTTTGCATACCAAAGACAAGTAGATATGCTTCTAAAATACATAGGGTCTGGTTGAACTTGTCTAAACTCTCCTGTTCCGATAACAACCATCAACATGAAAGCGTGTATCATTAGAAGGCGCCGAGCATCAATTCATTTTTAGCAGAAGTGTGATGCTGAGTACGAGAAGCAAGATTTGTTGTACTCTGGTTATTCACAGTGCTTGGTGATACGTTTGACTGAATGACAGTAGGTGCTTCAGACGAACCAGAATTAGCATTTGCTTCTGCTTGTGCTTGTTGCAAGTCTTGTCCTGATTGTCTAGTTGGAATGAGATTAGCAGAGGTATTGTTCATCTCTGCTCTCATAGTTCTAGCACCATTAATTCTATCAATTTCATCATTAGTGTAGAGATATGTAGGAACTTCAACACCATCAACTGTTGTAGGGATACCTGCTTCAAATGTCGCAGTCCTTGCAGTACCCATACCCAATGCCTTTGCAAGTTGTTTTGCTCTTAACTTCTTTTCTCTAGAATTGTATGGTAATGTTAAATCGCCTGTATCTACAATCGTTGTATCTGTGCTTCCTGTAATTCCTGCACCTGTATCAGCAGGAACAGCAGTCTGTGCTACACTACTACTTACACTAGCACTTGCACCACCTAATGCTTCACGAAGAGATTGAATTCTTGCTACTGCCGCTTCATAATCAATGTCTGGAGATGCTAGACCTTTAATTTCTGTTCCTGAACTGAAGAAACCTTCTCCAACTGTTCCGCCTTGAATTGCAAGTTCAAGTGCAGGTATTGAGTTCATCAAATCATCAGTCAAGTCTTTTATATTAAATCCTGCACCATCAAAACTAATACTAGATAATTTACTAATAGCAATTCTAACTCTATCAATTGCGTCTGCACCTTTATTCAATTCTTCAGATTTATCTGCAATGGTTATCATTTGCTCAATAGGACTTTCATTACCACTCAGAAAACCCATCAGCGCAGTTCCAGCATCCATAATAGAACCCAGGAAGTTGCTACCGGAGAACTTTAGAAGTCCTGCCGACAAACTACCCATTGTGTCACTAAATGTTTCTGCTTCTTCTGCGGTTATTTTATCTTTCACACTTGTAAGTGTTTCTACACTATCAACAATACCATCTGCAAAACCAGGTTTAGCAAGCGAAGCAACTGCAGAACCAACACCAAATACGGCCAGACCAGCACCGAGTGTAGTCAATGAACCTGCCGCTTCAACAGCGGCGAAGAAACTTAAATCACCAATACCAATAAGAGTTTCTACACTATCATAAATGCGCTGTGCCCAATTAGCATCACTCATAGTGTCGGCGATTGCTTGACCTGCTCCACCGACTGCAGAACCAACCCCAAACACCGCAAGACCTGCGCCAAGTGTAGTTAATGAACCTGCCGCTTCAACTGCTCCTAGAAAAGATAAATCACCAATCGATATAAGAGTTGCGACACTATCATATATTTTGTCCGCCCACCCTTCTTTTAGCATTCCTTCCGCAAGACCTGCACCAAGTGCGCCAACGCCAGAACCAATTCCAAATGCGGCAAGACCTACACCAAGTGTGGTTAAAGATGCCGCCGCCTCAACTGCTGATAGAAAAGATAAGTCACCAATTTTTATAAGAGTTGCGACACTATCATATATTTTGTCCGACCAATTATCTTCCATAAATGATTGGCCTATACCATTAGCAATAGAACCAATTCCAAATGCGGCAAGACCTACACCTAATGATGCGAGAGTTGCAACTGTCTCTGCAGTATCGGCGCCATCAACTTCATCTGCAATACTTGTAAGAATGAGAACTTTATCTTTTACTTTCTGTGCATCGAAATCTAAGAATCCTGCAAAAGCGGCAACAAGACCAGCGGCGGCACCAGCGGCGGCAACACCGAGCATACCCATCATGCCCATGCCTTTTTTACCTTCAGTAGGAGTAACAACAGATTGTTCTGCTGGTCCACCTATAATAGGTGCGCCATCTCCTTCTCTAGATGCTTCTGTTGATTGTGCGGAACCGAATGCATCAGGTGCTAGTGATGCTTGTATGGCAGAAATCGCTTCAAGCATTTGTGAATTGACGGCATATAAATCTTGAATACCACTTTCGATATTACCTAGTATTTGATTACTTTCTATGCCAGATTTGGTATTATCTTTATTCAGAGTTTCTACCGCATCACTCAATCCGCCAATAGTTTCTTTTTTGTCTGCCATTTAATTACCTATTTCTTCTTATCGGTGTAAGCATTTGCTCCAAAGTAGGCGGCAACAATTGCTGAAGTAGCAACGAAGTAAGTCGGAGCAATATCTCCAATAATATTCGCCGCTGTATCATAACCTAACATTGCTGTAATCAAAACCGCCGCTGGATAGTTGAATATACCCATCAAAGCGAACCATGTCATATATCTCATTGCATCTCTTCTTGCATCCACATCCTCCAGTTCTTTGCGTTTGAACTCAAGGTACATTTCTTGCTCTTTATTACTGACCTTACCATCGCCGTTTGTATCGGCAGGATGATGACCAGATGCTTTTATCTCTTCTTCTCCCATTTACTATCTCCGTTGTTTTGCTTTTTCATTTTCGTCTTCAATAAACTGGGTCAACAGAGTTATATAAATTTCCCTCTCCCATGGCATCATATTTTCAAGTTCTGTTAATGAGTATTTATGATGTTGCATTAGTGCAAAATTAGTTCTCATGTGATTTACTAAATCATCATGCGAGAGGCCTACGCTAAAAAACTTTGTATTCCACTAATTACTCTTTTTTGTTCCTTTCCACACTTACTGCATGTATACTCAAGGTCTTTCGATAATCTTGGTAAAGTTGTAAAGAAATTCTTTAGCATATTAAATTGTGATGTTGTCATACTTTCGATGAATGCTTGAATTTCTTCTTTCGGTGTTGTATCTACATCATAGATATTTCCATCTGCTTCAATGCTTTCAATACAACTCGCAAGAAATTTGAAGTTATCTTCTACATTTTCTAAATTAGTTACATCTTCTAAATTTGACATTGTTGGAAATCTCATATTAAGATTAACATTTTCACTAATCTTAATTGTTCTACTAGGAATACTATCCATATCATATTTAATTTGTGTCAAGTCCAATGTATAGGGTGTTTGTCCTTTACACTCTTCATCAGTACATACTAATCTCAAATCAATTTGCTCACCTACAGATTTTTCTCTCAATCGTAAGAATATATTCTCGATTTCGAATATAGGTAATGTATTTACATCTACTTGGTCGAAGATGCAATTTGAAATGATTTGCTTCATAGCATTCATAACATGTTTTTGTTCTTGTTCTTCTACTGCCAATAGAAGAAGTTTTTGTTCTTTGACCAGAAAAGGTCTGAATTTAATATTTTCACCATTATATAATGTCAAGTCATATTGTGGTGCATCAAGTCTTGGTAGTGCCATATTGTTTTCTCCATAGTTTAATCGTTAGTTAATATTTAATTACCATAAATCTGCAACGTCTGCTTCCATTCTTGCGAAGTTTGCATCAGACCGTGCTTGTACTGACTGCACAGGATTATATGTTACATAATCGTTCATGACAATATTAGAACCAAGTGAACCAATACCAGTCACCGCAGTAGTTTCTTTCCATTTTCTGAATTGCATTGATACTTGAAGTCTTGCTACTTCAGAGGAACTGGCGCTGTATGCAATTTCAGCAACAGTTTTTGGATATGCTTCTATCAGTGTGCATTGATATTTTGCTCTCAGTGTTCCATTTGCGTCTATGCTATCTTTAGCATCTAGTGCTAGAATGTGAACAGATGTCACATATTCATTATAGTAATTAGTTTTTGATGTGTCCGGATCAATAATTGTTCTCTGCCAAGCATCAAAAAATTTCTTTACAGTATATTCTCTATCCATATAAAATGTAAAATTGACAGGTGTGTAACTGTGACCATAAGGAATTTCTCTTCCTGGTCCATACTGTTTATTTAGTTTAGTATCTATATTCATTGATGGTAGTGATGTTGCTTCACAATAAAGATTTACTAGTCTTTGTCCATTTATTAGTTGCGAGTATCTTCCGTATTGATTTTGACCAGCATTGATATCTGAAAATCTAGATAACTGACCTAAATTATTAGCAGATGGACCTCTAGGCACATCAATAACTACCATATACCTATTAGACTTTGCAAGTCCTGCTCCGTCTCTTCCATGCACTTCTGCAATAAAATTATCTATACTCATCTTGCCCTCATTTTTCTGTTACTGTCTAAATAGACTTGTTGCTTACTTGCACCCCTAAAACTCTCTGTTGGTAACATTGCCGCTGTTGTCCAGTCATCAGGTTGTATAAACAAGTATCTACCTTTTATTTGACTTTTCTTATATCTCTTCACAGAAGGTCTTACTTCTCTAAATCTAGCAAAGTTACTTAGTATACCCCAATCTGCACGAATTCTAGTTTGAATGTCAGTATCACCTACTTTAAATCTACTTAGTTTCTCTAATAGTATAACTCTATTGACTGGATGTAGATAGTGAAAGTTTATTGCGGTAATGTAACTACTTTCGACATTAAATGGAAGTATAAGAGGAAACATATCATAGTAAGGTAATGCTGGAGTTCCTTTTCCAATAGGGTTTGAATAGTTTATCAAATACATACGTCCAGGTAACATTCTGCCTGTCATATTTTCTGCATACTCTCTTTGAAACTGCGTAGGTTCATAGCGAGTACCGACAAGACTTTTTACTTGGTCTTGATACCATTGTGCAGAACGTCTTTGGTCTCCAGACGCATTCCTTATTTCTTCTAGTACTTTAATCTCTGCCATAATAGTATTTATGCTACTTTAAATGGTCTTCTGTGAGAATTATGAAATCCCATTTCTTATCTTTAGCATATTCACTTGCCGCTTTCCATTTCGCAGAATTAACTCCCCAATTCTTAACTTCAGAAAACCAAGACTTTGACTTCTTCTTAGGATTAGTTTCGGGAGGTTTAGTGTATTTTTTGGGTTTTACTTCTACTAGATAAGATTTAATCAGTCCATCTTTTGTTCTGACTTGTATATAGAAGTCTACGAAATATCGATGTATTTTATTATCAAGAGGTGACACATAAGGAATCACAGTTTCTTCACTTCCCCATTTGATAACGTCAGGATTTAGGTCACACCATTTCATAAGTTTACGTTCCCAAAGAGAGCGATATATCACATTCGATGGATTACCTGCGTATTTGTCTTTATTTTGCGGAGTGTATCTACCTTTATATGCCATATCGAAAAACTCTTATAAATAATATCGTAATTACTATTTATAGGAAGAAACCATATGGCGATATTAAACCCACATTTTACTGGCAGTTCGGCACTAGGTCGATTTGCCAGAAATTCGTCTAGATTAGGTGAACCGGCAAAGACTGGTAGACAGTATGGTACAATGGGATTGACATATCCTATTGATTTGGGTATTGACGCACCTGCTGAATTTGATAATCATGTTATCTTTGATATATACTTTGATGAAACAACATCCTTTACCTCTTTACAGGGAACTCCGGGAGAACCTAGAGCATGGAAAGGGGAATCTGCAATATTAGGAAACAAACTTGATGTAAGAGGAGTTGTAGAAAAGGGTGGAGAATATGCCGCCGAATTGGGTAAAGCAATTACTGGAGGTGAAGGCGGACTTGTAGATAAAGCGTTAAGTAGTGAAACTGGATCAGCGGTGACTGACAGTCTAGGTAAGTTTACAGATGGCGCGTTTGGCGGCGCACAAAACTTAAAGAAGTTAAACTCTTCAATTGCACTTGCAGTACCAAATACAATGACGATGAACTCAACTGCTAATTATACAGAAGCAAAAATGGGTCCTCTTGTTGGACTATTAGCAAGAGCAGGAGCAGGTGATAATGCTAATGCTGATTTAGCAAACTTGGGTGGTCAAGCGGCGAGACTTGCATCAGAAGTATTGTTTCAAATACCAGATATGTTTGGTATGAACATCCAGAATGTTATGGAAGTTTCTACAAGAAGAGTTTCAAATCCACATATCGAACAAAGATTTGAAAGCATGTCTTTTAGAGAATTTACTTTTACATATGAGTTTGCCGCAAGGTCTGAACAAGAAGCAGTTGCTATTGATGAGATTATTAAAACATTTAGATTTCATATGCATCCTGAGTTGATACCTAGTGGGTTGTTCTTTGATTATCCTTCACTATTTGATATTTCTATCATGCATCAAAATAGACATAATCAATTCATGCACAAAATATCAACTTGCTATTTAACTTCATTCAATACTAACTATACTTCAACTGGAGTTTTTTCTACTAATAGAGATGGTCAACCTACAGAAATTCAAGTAACTATGAACTTCAGAGAAATTGAACCATTGCATAAGAAGAGAATTGAAGAGGGTTACTAATGAGTTATTTTGAATATTTTCCAACAACATTCTACGATATCACTAAACAAGGTGAATTACAAACTAGAGCGATTATAACAAAAGATATTATTCGTAGAGTTAAAGTAAATAGCAGAATTGCTAATAGCGCATTCTCATATGACTTGTATGATATACAAGAGGGTGAAAGACCTGATATATTAGCACATCAATTTTATAACTCAAGTAAGTTTGCTTGGGTTTTTCTCGTAACTAATGAAATACATGATATTTATGAAGACTGGCCGAGAACTGAACGCGAATTAAAAAATATGATTAATAAAAAGTATGGAGGTAATGGTCCTTATGCTTTATTTGGAACTGGTACATCTGGTATGCATCGCGGCACTGGGTATTGGTATCCTATATTTTTATCTGAAAAAGAAGCAAGAGAATATAATAGATATAAACAAAATGGAACTGGAATATCGCACACTCACACATTCAGTGAATTTGGTAGTACAGTTTTTCATATGCCAGGGAATTATGGCAGTGGTCACGCGAAGAGTACATATGACAGTAACATATATAAACTGTGGACTGTGAATTCTGGACCTGATGGTATTCATCATTATGAAAGACCTGCCGCATCTGGAGATACAAATCGAAAGATTAGAACTACAGAAAGTACATATAAACTCTTCACCAGTCCTGGAACTGAACAAACATTCAATAGCGATGTTATCACCAACAGATTATATGAAGAAAAACTTAACGAAGAAAAGCGACAAATTAAAATTTTAAGACCAAATCTTTTACAAGAGTTTGTTGAAGAATTTAAACAAATTATAGGAAATTAATTATGGCAGGTGGAGTTAAAGGCGGCGGTGAAGTACAAGTCGAAGCAATGCAGTTATTTCCTAATACTGCAAAAACAATTGAAGATGCTAGAGGTTCTGATAAATTTTTAGATTTACTTAGCATATATGTGAGTTTTTCTATGAGTGAAAGTGTATTAACGCCTTTCATAACAGGAACTCTTATGATTAATGACAGCAATGATATGATTCCTGATTATCCTATTCTTGGTGCGAACATATTTCATTTTAAATATAATGTAAAAGATGGTGAAAGCAGTACTGAACGTGAAATATGGATGCGTGTTATTGGTATTGAAAATGTAATCATTCAAGAAAGAAAACAATTATTCACATTAAAACTCATAAGTGAAGAAGGATATAGAAATATGAATACTGTATTATCTTCTTCATTTGTGGGAGAACCACATGTTATCATAGGTAATATATTCAATCGTAGTTTGAGAAGTACTCATAAAAGATTAGCAACAGGACCTTCTATTGGAGGATTAAAGTTTGTTTGTCCTATGTGGAAACCAAGTCAAGCAATTAAGTGGGTTACTAATAGAGCAGTATCTATGACAAAAGATACTCCTGGTTATTTCTTTTATGAGAGTATTGGGGGATTTTATTTTGTTTCTACATCAACATTACTTGATAAAGAGAAAAACTTAGTTATTACAGATTTGATGGCAGACGTTGAAAATGAAAGAGACAACAGTGGTAAAGTCAAAAAAGGTTATTTATATAAGATACCTGGAGTCCCTGTTGTTGGGTCAGACGGCAAACCTCAGTCAGGAATGGTTGGTTCAGAAACTACACAAAACGTAGATGACTTTAGAATATTAGAAAGACAAAAACTTGCTAAAGATTTGATATCAGGACATATTGTATCAAAGCACATAACACATGATATATTTCATAAAAATTATACAGTAGAGACTTATAACTATTGGGATGATTTTAGTGATTATGTTAGATTATCAAAACAAGCACATTTTGATAAACCTTATAAGTCAGTATCTAGTGATATTAATATTATGCTAAGTCCTAAACAAAGTAGAATACATTCTATGAAAAAAGATGAAGTTGGATTTAGAACAATATATGCTGATGGAACCGTTTTAAAGAGAAAGCAAATTGTTAAACAATTAGATGATGAAGTTGTAGAAAATTTCGAAGCACCTGGTAATCCAATTATTGAGTGTGGACGTTTGCTAGAATTTAATTATCCTGCGATTAGAAAAGTCGAAGGTATTGAAGATGTTTATAATAAAAAGTATTCTGGTCATTACTTGATTAGAGACTGTGTACATATGTTTACTCCTATATCAAATCAAACTGCAACATATAAAGTAGACATGAATATCGTAAAGGATGGATGGGATGCGTAAATTTTCTGAACTAAGAGAGCAAGTTTCAAAGAGTGATTTAGATGGCGTAGAAAAGTTTGCAGATAGGTTGTTTGCAAAGGTCGGCATCGATGTTGAATTCACTCGACATTTTTTAGATAGGGTAAACGATGAACGTAACAAGAAACAGATTACTACTGCAGAACTTACGAGACTGTTTAAGCAAACTTATAACAAACATGGTAAAAAGATTCCGCAATTAGGACCTGATGCTGAAGCAGTTTTGAAAGATATGCAAACTGATATAAATATGCCATTTGTTCTAAAGTATGATAGAAACTCTCAAGAGTTTGACCTTGTAGCGAAGACTGTTATGCGTAAAAAAGGGTTCAAAACAAGTAACCAAACACTGTCAGTATAAATAAGACTAAAGGGAGAGAATAGCATCTTATGGGCAACTACTTTTTCAATGATGAGCGCATAAATCTAGCAAGAGGTTTACTCAAAGGTGTATCTGATATACACAAGTTCGGTGCTGTTCCTGCAATGTCTCAGAACACAACTGGTACAGTTTGGGATATTGATGACACACCGTATCCATGGTCATCATTCTCATCTGCATCTGCAGTCACAGTAGATAGAGCAAATGCGGGTGATGCTAACAAAGTAATAACCATCGAAGGACTTGACGAAAATTACGAGAGTGTTTCTACAACTTGCACACTCACAAATGCATCAGCAAACGCAACTACGGATTCAGTAACATTCATCCGTGTCTTTAGAGCATATGTTTCTTCAGGTGCAGATAATGTAGGAAATATCGATATTAAAGTATCATCTACAGTTGTTGCAAGAATTACTGCTGGTATTGGTCAAACTCTGATGGCGATTTATACAATTCCTGCAGGTTACACAGGTTATCTAATGAAAGGAACTGCAACAGTTCAGTCTGGAGCAGATGCAACAGTAAATCAGTTTGTAAGATATTTCGGGCAAGATGCATTTAGAATTGGTCACTCATTTGAAGTATCTGGTGCAGGTGGACAATACTTATACGAGTTTTCAGTTCCTAGAGTAATTCCAGAGAAGTCTGATATTGATGTTCGTGCATCAGTGCGGTCAAACAATGCAAGAGTAACAGCGGCATTTGACATTATACTCAAA